TGCGGTTGTTGTTGAGCTGTTCTGGCAAGGTTGTTCTCATACTTTTCTGCCTCTGACAGTTCTGTCTGAGCCTTGATGAGCTTTTCCTGTGCCGCTACGACATTATCAGTGTCGCCTTCTTCGTAAGCCTTTCGATACATTTCTTTTGCAGTATCGTAGCTTAACTTGGCCTTATCTTTTATTTGGCCTATAAGAGCAGTTTCTCCCCTGTTTATCAGGGATTCATACTCTTTATTCTTCTCTGTTACTTGCTGTGCATATCTCACAGCCTCTTCGCGCATCTTTTCCGCCTCTTCCCTGCGTCTGCGCTCTTCATGCTGATCATAACGAAGCTTGTTTATGCGCTTCTGAACTTTTTCGCTATAGCTAGAAAGCTCTTCTTCGCTTATGTCTTCGCTGACAGTTTCGTTTTTTGGTGGCCTTCTGTCTTCCTCAGGCCTGTCATCAACAAGCTCTATCTCAAAATCAGAGTCTTGACCGCCATCTGATTGAGATTCATTTGAACCTATTGTTGTTTTTACGCCAAAAAACTTATCTTCGGATGAGGTTTCCTCGAACTCCATTGTTTCTTGTGCTTCACTCATACCTTGACTATCCCCCTTGGATCTTCGACTACTGCTTCTACGCTATCGTCGTTTATTAAACGAAACTCTTTGCCGTGAACCTTGAACCGGGTTCCCGAATAAGATCTCATTAATATCCAATCGCCTTCCTTGCATGACGGCCCAGAAGGGAATCGCTGTGGATCTTTGTAACAGTCTGGCCCTAATTCTATGACCATACCTACAATAGAACCTATTTCTTCATTGTGCAGCGTTTCAGTGGCTTTTAATATGCCGCCTTCCGTCTTTGCCTCAGGCTCTGGCAAAGCTATGAGGATTTTATAGCCCTTTGGTGTGGGCAGTTGCTTTGCCTTCCTGGAATTGCCATCCTGATCTTCAGATAACTCTTCCTTTTTTTGTGCTAATGATTGACTCATTAGTTTCTCCTGCACTGGAAAAAAGCGTCCAGAGTCGCTTGCACCGCTTATGCGGAGTAATCTTTTTCTAGCTTTTCCTTCATATCCAAAAGCTCACGCTCTGCTAGAGCTAGTCCTTCTATGATTCCGCAGCACTTACTATAGTCTGCGTAATCTTTACATGCTCCACCGCACAGATGATCACTATAGTCGTTCATCTTCTCGCGTATAGCTTTCTTCAAATAATCAAAACTATTTACTGATGATACACTATTCATCAAGCATGTCTTTAGCTATTTCCTGTCCAATTCTAAAGCCTTCTATCTGATCCTTAGAGGCTATTTTTCTTTCTTCTAACTGCTGCTTGGAATTATCCTGAGCTATATCCACGGCTATCTTGGCTTGGGCGATACGCTCTTGTTGATTCATTCTCTCTCTTTGTAGTTGAGAGTTATCAACTGCTTTCTGCATATCTAGCTGTATCTTGGCCATATCTTTTTGAGCTTTAGCCTGAGCTTCTAACTCTTTGATTTGCAACTCTTTTTGCTGCATTTGTATTACAGGATCTTGCATCTGCTGCTGATTTATCTGCTGTTGAGCTTCTCTTTGATTCTTTCCTAACAACTGCTCTGCCGCCGCTGCGACCAATCTTGATATCCTCAGCTCGATATCTTCTGGCAAAGGCTCTCCTGGTGGAGGTAACTGTACGCCAAGCTCTTTTTCTATCTCTAATCGGTACTTGAATGCCAGATGTTCTTGTATGTGGGCTGCCATTGCGTTGAATGCCTTCTGTGCATTCGGACTCTTGCTCATAATCTCTAGTATCTTTGGGTCTTGAACAAAAGACATGTGTACTTTTATGTGTGCATCGTGATCCTGGTAGATATAAGCCCTGATTGGCTTGCCGTTTAACAGCTCCATGTTTTCTGAGACCGGATCTATCGGCGGTATCTCGTCTTCTAGAGGTACGATCTTGTCTGCATCTCGTATATTGAGTATTTCCAGCATTTGCCTGTGCAAAAGCTGCATGTCATACATCTCTGGAGCCTGTGCAGCTAGCTGTAGAGCCGCCTGATACTGCATAATCCTCTGCGCCATCGTTCCAGCGTTAGGATCACTAACAGGAACTATGTCAACTCGCTCATCAAAGTCTTGAGAAGTCATTTCTTGGCCGTCTTCCTCGTAAGGATAGGCCTCTGGACCAAAATCACGCACAATATTCGACAAAAGACGCAGTTCATCCCTCATAGATGAGTGTAATCGCGCCTGAACGGCGCTCATAACCTTCATTGACCGCTCTAATATCGCTAAAGTCGTGCCAACAGGAGCTTCTGCGTTCATATCTGCCGCTTTTACGTCAGCAGCAGAGGCAAAACGCCGCCCTTCTTCTACAATATCGCCCAAAAGTTGATATAAAACAGTGCTAGGCTCTTTGTAGGGCAAGAAACTGATGTTATCTCTTATCGCACCACCAGGAACGTCTACATCTCTGAACTCTCCGGGCATGATTGGGGTGTCATCACCCTTAATTCTTAGTCCTCTTGCCTTCAAACCGCCCGGAAGGTTGGCTAATGTTCCCGCATCGACTAGTTGTCGAAGCAAAGAGGTCGCTGATTTGGCTAATCCACCAATCATGTGGATCAATCCGAACCCGTAGAACCCTAAACCTGGCATATATTGGTAGTGAACGAAGTGTTGGCGCTTCATTTTGCGCTCATCGTTCTCATACCAGTTGCGCCTGATGGCTAAAACCTCTCTTGAGCCAAGATCTATGCTTACAACATAGGGTAATTGCACCCCTGTTTGCTCTCCGTTCTGCACATCCTCGAATCCGACAAGGTCTAAATCGACCATCATCTCTAAAATAGTGTGTCTGCTGTCTGAATCGTAGGTCGCGTTGTCGCCTGTCAGCTCGTTATACTTGTCTTTTATCCTGTCAGTGGAGGAATAATCGCCAGATCCACCGCTAGAAACGTCAACATCTGTATAAAAACCAGCAACTTGCAGCTTTCTTATCTCGTTGCTGCTCTTCTTCATCACATGCGTGGCTCTTTCGCACGTTGCTAGGTCCGATGCGCCGTAACTGACAACAAAATCTTCTGCTGGGACAAACATACTGCATGGTCTGCCCATGCTTGGATCGTAATAAACTTTGCGAAATGCAGATCCAGCGAGAGGGAGAGAGAACAACATGCGCTCTGTCTCCGTTCTGTACTCTGTCATTTTCTCAGTCAGCAGGTAATTTAGATAATCTTCTACCCTATTTGCCTGTTTTTCTTTTTCGTCAGTTATTTTTCCAACGATACTGGTCTTTACAGGGCCGGATGCAGGGAATAGTTCCTGTATCGCTTGTGACTGAAAGCGTATGACTGATTCTGTAAGCAGTGGATGGAACACTCCACAGGCTCCATCCCAAGGCATAGTGCGGTCCTCATGCTTGAGACCTAGCAAATCCAAACCTTCTATATAGGATCTTTCCCAATCAGCACGACTTTCCTTGTCAGAGTGATACGCAGATACAAGGTCACTAGCAATGACGTTTAGCTCTTTGTCCTCAACGAACTCAGCTAGGTTTGCATCATGCGGTATTTGACCGCCGAACAGATCCTGTTCGTCAAAATCGAATATAGTCTCCCCACCTGCCTCTACTGAAACAGACTCCGGGTTAACTATTTCGATCTCTACAGCACCCTCTGGCTCATCACCAGGTTGCGCCATAGGCGTTGCTAGCGGCCTATCGACAGCCATTTTTTATATACCGCCGCGCTTACCACCTTTGGTAGACATCTTAGACTTCATCACCTTGCCGCCTTTGAAGTAACCTTTGCTCTTAGGCACTTGACCACCAGCTTTCATCTTGCCTTCGCCATCAGCAGCAAAAAACGGAACCATTTTCCCGTCTTTCTCAACCATAGGCAGCTTACCGCCTTTTTTCATGTTTTTGGACTTCATCATGCCGCCGCCCATAGCCATCTTTGTCTTGCCGCCTCTACCGTAACCTTTAGTTTTCATCTTCATACGAATCTCCCGCATATAAATTATCAAACACCTGATTCACATCTAGCGTGTAATCCAGATCTGATTTGCTGTAATGAATATGTTGCGATGGCCTGAAGTCAGGCGCTCCTTCGCCTGTTTCAAACCACGCTGGATGAGTTACCCTAACACGGTTGTTTGGCAAAGCCACAATATTCCCGGTCCAGCGCCCTGCGTCTAACAGCTCCATAACATGAGACTGTTTATGCTGTGCTGGATCGTCTGCTATCTCATTGTCTGTGTAGTCTACCGTGAAATAGTATTTCGCTGGGTAGAACGCCCCATCTATCTTAGCAAGCCAAGGACACGGGGTT